AAGCAACTGGAAGGTATCTGGGCGAAGCAGCACAAGTTGCAGGAGTTCCTCAAGGCAGATAACTTCAAGTCTTATGATGAACTGTCCAAGAAGTTGGATAGTGTTCTCAAGTCTGCTCCAGAGGGTAAGCGCAAGGCTGAGGAGATGTCAGATGATGACTTTGAACCAGAGACTGAACTGAAGTATTCGACCCCCAAGACTTCTAAGCCAGCCAAGATGGCTGAGAAGAAGGTTGTTGAGGAGGTTGAGGAAGAGGATGCAATGTCCTACTTCGAGAAGCTTACTAATGATGACGAGTGAGTAAAATGTGAAAGCGGTGTGGAAGAGAGCCAGAGAAATCTGGCTCTTTTCTTTTTATAGTAGTGCTGCTTTGTATGCGTCCATGTATACTTTTTGTAGTACGGTTTCTGTATTTGTTACAGTTAAACCACCACTATTGAACTGTGCATTTGTTTCTGGCATGTTTCCTCCTCCCATGCCACCAACAAAGTTATTTACAATAGTTTGACCACCTTGAGTATTCAATTGTGAAATCTTTGTCATATCATAATATGATTGAATAGTATTTTTAAGAGCATCTGTTATGATTGTTGACTGTCGTTGAGTAGAACTTATATCTGAGTTTGCACTCTGCTTAATGATATCATATAAGTTTTTACCAATTGTCTCTGTGACTGTGTTTGGTTTGGTTGATACAACTGCTTCTGATGTATAGTTCTCACCTGCAATGATTCTAGAACCGCGCCTTGTTCCTTCGATGATTCCTTCGTTTGCAAAGTTTCGATTTCCGTATTTCAATGGTGAATCCATATCATACTTCTCGCGTTTTGCATCAAGAATACTTTCGTTTTTTTCTCTTTTTAATCTTAGATCTCTAACATTTGCATCTATTATTTCTGATGTTAATGCCTTTACACTTGATGCATCTGCAGATGATGGACCAACAAGTCTATCAATTTCATCTTTCATCATATTTGCTGGTAAAGGTTTAGTAAATATTCCACCATAACCCAATAATGAATCCAAATCTGTTTTCAATTTATTTGCAGCGTCTTCTACAGTTTTTACATTTTTAAAAATAGGACTTATTTTATCTGATAATAAATATGCTTTATCATCTTCCGAAAGATCAGATTTAATTATTTGATTTACTACTCTAGACCCAGAATTTACTAATGTTTCCTTTACAGCAGTTGTTTCTCTTTCTAATGCAGATGCCGATAGACTAGAAAGTGTTCTATCCGAACCAAATTCCATCTGATATCTTTTTTCTGATAATTTTGTTATAGTATCTCTAAATTCTTTATCAAAATCAATAATAACTTCACTTAAAGATTTTATAGTATTTTCTCTCTTATTTCCTGTTTCTTTTTGTGTTTGTCTTTTTTGTAATTCTTCTTGATATTTTTCAATAGGCAAACCAGATTCTAATGCCATTACCTCTGGTGCTATAGATTCTGTTTGTACTGTACCACCTGGTAAAATATTTCTTCTTAATTGAACATAATTTGATTCTGCAAAATCTCTTTCATTTTCTGGTAATTTTTGTATTTCTTCTTGTTTTTGTTTTTCTGTAACAACTTGCAATTCACCAGATTTATTTTTTCTAGAAAATAGTTTATTTCCTTGAACATCTGTTATTGTTTCTCTTGTTGGTTTATCAAAATTTAATACATCTTTTCTGATATCTTTAGTATATTTGTCCAATTCTGGTTTTATAAATTTTTCATATAATAGAGTTCCAAGACCGGCTGCGGCAAGACCAGCCAATAATGGAGCAAGAGCAGCAGTCAACATTGTTACAATACCACCTAATGCGTCACCAAGAAGACTACCCAAAAGACCACCCAATCCTCCACCACCAGCACCACCAACTTCCCCACCTTGATCTCTAATTTCTTCTAATAGTTTTACAGTTTTTATTCTGTATTGCTTTTCTTCATCTCTGGATACTTCTTCTTCTGAATTCTTTTCTTCTTGTTGTGCAATAACATTAGATGAAACTTTTTGTTGTTTCTTTTCCATAGAAAATAGAGATTTAATAGTAGATGAAGACTCTTTTACTTTGTTAAAAATATCATTTAATATTTGTTCTTTATCTTCTAGTGGCATTTGTTATCCTTTTATCTTATTCTTTCTTCTTGCTTGCTCTATTCTTTCTTTTTGTTCTTGAATATTCTTTATATGTAAACCAACATATACTCTTCTTTCCCAAGGCACCATGTTTTCTAAACCATTTATATCAAATATTTTGCTCTCGATTAATGCATAGTTAGTTTCATACATTATCTTCAAAGTTTCAACCGAGAGCATTAATCGAAAAAATTTCTAAAATCCTTTATGAAAATATTAATAGTCTTTCCATTTGGTGTTGTATATTCATCTTCATATACTACGGTTGGCATGTTATTAAAGAAGGTAGCAATTTTACCAAACATATCCTTTGGTAGACTTTCTAGGAATGATTTAATTTCCTGTATTGATTTTTCCTTTGTTTCTATTACTTCATCTTTTGTATAGATTTTATCAATAGATCTTGACAAGAAATTAAATATAAGTTCTGTTTTGGGAGTGTTTTCATCTGACAATTCGGAAAATTCTTTCAGTGATGGGTACTTCATTAGCACACCAAGATTGTCACTCAATTTAATATCGAAGTTTTTCTTATCTTGTAGAAGGTTTAAAACTTTGACATTCTCTAATCGCATTTCAGTTTCAAACTTTTCCTTAGTTTCAGGATCTCTTACAATGATCTCTGCAACTTCACCCATTGATTTCATTCTTAATTGAATAAACAGATATTCAACATCAAAATATGGCATTTCATCCACATTTAATTTTTCAATAAAACAAGACTCAATTACACTTTTTATTGCATTTAGTATCTGTTCATTGTTTTTGGATTCTAATGCTATAAGCAGGACTTTTTCTTCCTTGACCACAAATGGTCTAAAAGAAACCTTTTTACCCGTTGATGGTATTGTGGTTGTATAAGTCGGTAACGATACTAAATTCTTTAAATCAATCATTATTTACTCCTTCATTATTGACCATATTGTAATCTCTCATACTCTTCTAACGAAATATCACCATTTGCTAATCCAGCAGCATAATCTGCAGAATTTTGATTTTGTTGTTTCATAAATGATGTAATTGATGGATCCAAATCAGATCTATCAAGTAGTCTTGTTTCAGCAATGTCTAGTGTTAGAACTATTGTTACTGGATTACCATCTTTAAAGTGTGCATAGAATCCTTGTTGTGTGTAATCTAATTGTACACCTTTGATGAAGCATTTTTGTAAACTTCTAGGAAGAACTGATGATACTTCTCCATTAATTCTAAATGCAAAATCAACTGTTCCTGGGAATGTATATAACACACCACCAAGATCTTGAGTTGGATATGAATGTTGTTTCAATGCTTCTACTATTTGAATAAAAGCAGTCGCATCATCTTTGCTTGTTGGACTATATTCGATGTTCCATTGCCAATTTCTTGGAGTTGGAGAACGATATAAAGTTTCAACTGCCGGATTAAATGATTTTCTGGCTGCTAATTGGAGGTTGTTTGCAATATAAGTACCAACTCCTGGCATTGAAATTTTACGACTACCACCCTTTGTTCCTTGACCGCCACCTATTGAATCCAATAGTCCACTCACAACACCTGCAATTGGTATTATTGGATTATTTGAAAATGCATCAATATTGTGACTGTGTATGTCATTAATTTGTTTTGGAAGAGGTAGGAATATAGTCTTGAATTTATCAGATCCAGTGCCTTCTTTATAAAAAGTTCTATTTAATTCTTCTATTTGTCCACTGGTATCTTTATTATCAAATGCATTTTTTATTTTAGATTTTGTTTCATTATATAAAGTTTGTTGTTCTTGTGACCCATATTTGGTTGCCAAATCATCTGCAAATGTGGTAATACCTTTAACACTAGAACTTGCAAGATTTGAAACACCATTTCCGATAAGTCGCTGTAACTGTCCTTGCGAATTTGAAAGATTTGGATTTTCATTACTGGAAGGGGAATACAAAGTAATAACCATACAGTCCCTTAATTTTGCAGTCTCTCTCGTAAAGGATAACTGTTCGGTTGTATTTTTTATACTTGGTAATCCCTGATTCAATGCCTTGAATTTATTTTCGACATTGTTTTTTTCATTAATATTAGCAAGTGCTCTCTGTTGATCTGCAACAGTTACAGTGTTTCCGGTAATAGTTTGATAATTTGCCGGGGCACTTGTAAGAACGGGTAATGCACCAGAACCTGCTAAATCGGAATAGTTTGCTATGTTTTGTTGTTGTATTTCTGCCATTTTTCTAGATAAATAGGATAGAACTGTTCTTTTTTATTTATATGCCATATAAAGGAAAATATAGACCTGAAAAACCGGAAAAGTATGTTGGGAACCCCAACAATATAGTCTATCGTTCTTTGTTGGAACGACGGTTTATGGTTTTTTGTGACAGAAATGACAATATTTTAAAGTGGTCATCAGAGGAACTAGCAATTCCGTATGTTTCACCACTAGATAACAGAGTTCATCGATATTATGTAGATTTTGTCATAGAGGTGAAGGAAAAGACTGGTGATACTAAGGTTTATCTTGTGGAGATTAAACCTTCTAGACAATGTGTGCAGCCACAAGAGTCCAACAATAAGAAGCAAAGGACATTTTTGAAAGAAAGTAAAACTTGGATAATAAATAATTCAAAGTGGAATGCTGCTACAGAATTTGCTAAAAAACAGAACTGGGAATTTAAAATAATAACGGAAAAAACTCTAGGAACCGATAAATGACTCAATTTGGACCAGCGCAACAAATACTAAATCAATTGGGGTTAAAAGATAGACCATCTGCCGGATCTTTTGGTATCTCTGACGCTATAGCATCGTTTAATCCCATTACAGGTAACGGTGTAACAGAACTTGCTAACTTTCTAGTAGATGCTGGTATCTATTATAGAACAAATAGATTCTTTGTAACCGTCTTTCCACCCCAAATACCAAATAACATACTATCAGATCTAGCCGATAGGAATGGCTTCAGATTTGTTTGTGAGTCTGCAAACTTACCAAACCAGACATTATTCACAACAGATTTTAAACTTAACAACTTACCAGTTCTAAGATTACCTTATTCAATTGATTATGGTAATGAATTAAACCTAACCTTCCGTATGAGCCAAGGATTTACAGAAAGAAAATTCTTCTTAAATTGGCAAGAATACATCTTTGATATTAATAATGGTGTAGAGTATTATAATAATTATACCAATTCTTCTCTTATAGTCTTGACCCAGATCGATACAACCAATAGTAAAATTTACAATACACAGTTTATTGGTGCATATCCAACAAATGTTGGTTCGATTGATTACTCATGGGAAGCAGATGGTAATTATGTAAAGCAGCAGGTATCATTTTCTTACTATAGAATGTTATCAGAAGGTGTTGTTTATACTCAACCAAAACAAAGCACATCATTAACACAAACAGCATTAAATCCTGATATATTAAATTCAAATACAAAAACAATAGCAATGACACCGGGAGCAATAACATAATATGTTTTTTACAAAACACCCATTCATCACACAGACGGATAATAATGGAAATAGTGTTCAGGTAACTGATATTCTTGCAACATTAACTGGTTTTGATATTTACAAAAATAGTCAATATAGTATTCAATATTATATCCGTGAAGGTGATACACCAGAATCTATTGCTCTGAGACTATACAATAAACAATCTTACTCCTGGATAATTCTACTAATCAATGGTATGAAGGGAGTTTATACAGATTGGCCACTTTCATCAAATTCTTTTGACGCTTACACCAAGAAAAAATATGAAGGTCTTTCGTCTATATTTTTTAAATTAGATAGCATTCAAAATTATGATATAAAACCGGGAGATCTCATAACTGTTATTAATAATCCGAATATAGCAGCAGAAGTTGTGAGTTGGAATGCTTCTCTAAGTAAATTAACGATAAGACAAATAAAAGGCACATTCTCACCTAATCAAACTGTTTATATTTTTAATACAGATTTGGATGGTAATCGTGTAGTTGATTATGGTGACATAGCAATATCGTTAGTAGAAACAGGAACTACTCCTAAAATTATTATTGGTGATATTGCAAGAGTAAATCTATATGAGCAAGATTCTCTTCACCATTTTGAATCCAACGGTGTTTATATTGATCCTTTAACTGGTTATTTACAGGGTTATTTGGCTGGTGTAGATAATAATGTTGTTACAAATTATGAATATGAAGTAAAACAAAATGATAACAAACGATATATCTACTTACCTACGCCTGAAGTAGCAATTAGAATAGAACAAGAATATGCAAAATTGATGGCAGTTTAATATGATAAATCTAGAAACACTTGGTAGTATAATCATAAAGTCAGAGGATACTTCGGTTGATATTACCGAAGTCGTGACATCAATTAACATATATCAAAGTTTATATGATCCATTTGTTACTGGTGATATAACAATTATCGATGTGCCATCAAGCAGAGTTACAAAGAATTTTCGTGGTGGTATCGTTGGTAAGGGTGAAGAATTAATTTTCTCTCTTTCTACAAAAACAACTCCAGTTTCTAGAGATAAAACTTTAGATTTTGCAAAATACTACATCTATAAAGTATCAATGGTGCCGCTAGAATCTGCTGGTGAGCAAGCAATATTCAAGCAAGCAACTACA